TTTGGTTGGGTTTGGTTGGGTTTGGTTGGGTTTATTCAACTTCCAGTAATTTTAACAATTCATGTTTTTTCAACTTTGAAGCATCTGTAACAATTCCTTTTTCTGTTACTATACTTCGAAGTTTATTCAATGATAATTTCTTGTAATCCAATACTTCAACATTTTTAATATTTGCATCAGAAACATCTTCCGATTCAATTTCTATTTCTTCTTCATTATCATTATCATTATCATTATCATTGGATGAAACATTGATATTAATTGTTTTTAAATTTTTCATATCAGATTCATTTAATCCCGAATCGGCTACAGATTCAAAATTCAAACTATCAAAATTCTCAATATCTAAAGTATCATCTTCGCTAATTTTAATGTCTTGATTCTCAGACTTTTCATTCTCATCATCATCGTCTTCTTCATCATCATCATCGTCATCATCATCATCATCATCATCGTCATCTTCATCATCACTATCGTCTTCATCATCACTATCGTCTTCATCATCACTATCGTCTTCATCCTCATCTTCTGAAATTGTAATTAAATTATCATTTGGATTTGTATTTGTATTTGTATTCATATTAAATGAATTAATAACACCACCATTCATAAATGGTTGATGTGTTTGTGTTTGTTGTTGTTGTGGTAGTGGTTGTAGTGGTTGCATCCCCATTGGAATACCAACTCTACCGCCTACCATCTGTACATGGTATTTCACAGAATTAACTTCTTCTGCCATAGTTGATACTAAATCAAACATAGAAGTTATCTTGTGATTTTGCTCTGATATTTTTTGATTAAAGTACATAAATACACTACCAACTAGTAACAAAGATATTGCTAAACTAATTAATAATGATGTGGAAAATATATCGGTTATGGCCATTTTTACTGTTATTGTTTGCTATTTGCTATGCCTATTAATTGATATATATATAATTATATTTATATGTTAAACGAATACAATATATATATTTATTTTATTCAGTAGTTTTTAATTTTTTATTTTGACTAATTTTATTTCTTGTATTATTAATTATTTCTCTAGGATAATTCATATCATTCAAAACTTTGATACCGCCATGTATTTCAGATATTCCTTCTTTCATTTTGTATGTATATGAAAAGTCGTTCTTGGTTGTTACATCCACATGCATATGATAATTTTTAACACGTTTGTTTTTGTTTAACTTTTTGCATACTTTGATAAAATGAGTTGTCATTATGCATTGTACATTTTCAATCTTTACCAAATATTGCATAAAAGCCAAAGCACTTATGACAGCTTCATCTGGATTCGTTCCAGAATATATTTCATCAAAAACACAAAAATGAGAATCATCGTCTGCTTCATTATTGTCTTTTATTGTATCTATAATTTCTTTGCATCTTCTAGCTTCTGCTTGAAATAAACTATCTCTACCGGATGTATCTGGTATATTTAAGTAGCAGTGAATAAATTTATAGGGTGTTAAAGATGCTTCATCGTAAAATCCACAACCAAATTGTTGTGATAATATAACGTTAATTAGTGCGGATTTTAATACGGTTGTTTTTCCAGAAGCATTTGGACCTGTTATTATCATTGCTTTGTCCAATTTTACATCATTTTTAACTGGATTTTTGTTTATTAGTGCTGCATAATATGATTTCTTTAATATATTGGAGTTTTTAGATTTTGTTTTTGTTTTGTTGTCTTTGGTGCCTTTGGTGCCTTTGGTGCCTTTGGTGCCTTTGGTGTCTTTTGTTGTATGATTATTAAATTTGGCAAATTGTAAATTCTCCTTTTGAATATTATCTATTAAACCTTCTAAATTATCAATATATCCATTGAAACCAAATGAATACAAAAAGGATGTATTATAAGTTTCATTGTAATTCAATTGATAAAAGTATTTAAACACTGTACCTATTTCTGCTAATTTTCTAAAAGAAAATTGAAAATCACTAACCTTCTCTAAATTATTCTTATATTCCTCCAAAACTGATTTGTGTTTTTTCATTTCTTCGATAAAACCAATGTATGTTTTATTTTTCAATTTTAATGCCAATGATTCTAAATTCTCCATATTAGCCAATGTATATTGTAAATAACCCTTAAACTTATTCAAATAAGTATGTATTTTTTTTATATTAAAGTGAAATCGAATACATGTAAGAATATTTTGGTAAATTGAAAATATATAAAATCCAGCGGATATTAACATGTATAATTTTTGATCTAATTTAACTTTATGAAATTGAGTAAATAGTTTTCCAATTGCGTGGTTTCCCGCTAATATTTTCAAAATATCTATGTATTCTTTAATGGATACCGATAAACCACGAGCTTTTATAATAAAAAAAGGTACTATCAATATGAAAATAGGTACAAATAGAGAGATAATAGGTGAAGTCATATTATAAAAACTCATCAATTGCAAAAACAATTGTGATTCATTTAAATACAAAAAATAACTCCAATCCATGTAATTGTATTTTTCTCTAAAACCGGTGTCTAGTTTGATTTCATCCCACAATTTGACAATTTCATCGAAATCTGGTTTTTCTGGAATTTGGGTATCAGATTCTGTTTGTTCCGATAAACATGATTTATATGATGTAGATGATTTATATGATTTTAGTAATTCTTGTGTGTCATTCAAGAATTTGACATCATAGGAATAATAATCTGGTATTTGTTCCAATGTCTTTTTTGCTAAACAATTGGTTGGTTGAAATGTATTATATAAAATAGGGACACAGGATGCATCTGTATCAATTGTTTTGATTAGTTCTAAATCTGATATGATATTCTCTTTTAATTCTGTTTTTTTGTCCTGATAAAAAATAGGCAATTTAAAAATATCATTTATGTTATTTATTTTTGTCTCTTTTGTCTCTTGTTTTTTATTTTCTTTTTGTGGTTCTTTTTGTCCTTCCTCTTTGACTGTCATATTAAACTAATATTTATAAAAAATTAGCATAATAATATATTATATTTTACGAATCATTTTTGATTTTTTATGGTTTTTTGTTTTTTGATGCCTCTGTTGTTTTTTATATGTATATGATTTTTTTGTTAAAATTTTACCACCTTTTGGTATATGTGACATATGTGGCATATGTGACATGTGCTGTATGTTTTGCATATCTGGTGTATGATGTTGCATGATATTCATACCATTCATACCATATTCCATACCATCCATACCATCCATACCATCCATACCATTCATATTAGTCATATTATTCATAGCCATATTAGCTATATATCCCTTTTCCTTTTCTATTATTTTTTTTTCTGTCATATTTGTATATTTTTCATATTCCTTTTTTGTCATTGGTGGTACTATTAATTTATTTGTTAATTCATTTATTTTAGCTTTTATTACGGGTTCTGCAATATTATTTTTTTTATTTTTTAATAATTCATTCAAAACAATTACATTTATCATTTCTATTAATTTTTTACAGTTACTATCCGTATCAGAGTCAGTATCATTGCATAAATAATATATCTGAATGGGATTTTTATTGTTTGTGTCACTCATATTATAATATGAAAATACATTTATTTGTAATATTTATTTAAATAACTGTTCAAAATTTCCTGGTAATTCTGTTATTTGTGTTTCATAATGCTGTTCTATTTCCTTCAATTTCGAAACATCACGTCGTGTAATAAAGTTAATTCCAACACCTTTTCTTCCCCATCTACCACTTCTACCAATTCTATGTAGATAAGTATGAACACATTTTGGAATATCGAAATTGATGACAACACTAATTTGTTGAATGTCAATGCCTCTAGCTGTAACATTGGAAGAAATCATAACACGATATTTACCATTTCTAAAGTCTGAAAATGCAACATCCCTTGCTGATTTATCCATATTACTATGAATACAACACACAGGAAACCCGTCTTCAATCATAGCATCATATAAATCAATAACACGTTTTATACTGTTACAATATATTATACAATGTGATAATGAAATGTACGAATATATATCCTTCATGGCTAAATATTTTTGCTTGTCATCATCTACCGCTACAAAATATTGTGAAATACCCTCCAATGTCAATGCTTCTGTTTTTACAAAAATATTAACCGGATTCCTCATAAATTTACTGGTTATGTTATTAATATATTCCGGTAAAGTTGCACTAAATAAAGCAACTTGAATATCATTGCTAAATGTTTGAAAAATATTATAGACTTGTTCTTTAAAACCAGAAGATAACATTTCATCTGCTTCATCTAACACTACTAGTTTAATATTTTTTGCTTTGATATTTCCGCGTCGAATCATATCATAAACACGACCTGGACATCCAACAATAACGTGAGGTGGAGTATTCTTTAATTTATTAGCATCCTCGTCAATTGATGTTCCTCCTACTAATGTATATACTGATAATCCATTCATCATTGTACCTAAACTGGAAATTACTAATGATATTTGTTTTGTTAATTCACGTGTAGGTGACATGATTAAAATTTGAGTTTCCATTTTGGATAAATCAACCAAGGATAAAGCACCTACAGAAAATGCAGCAGTTTTCCCTGTTCCTGATTGTGCTTGTGCAATTATATCTTTCCCTTTTATAATAGGAACAATTGCTTTGGATTGAATTGGACTAGGTCGCTCAAAACCATAACCATAAATACCTCTCAATAAATCACCTGATATTTCCAAATCATCCCAACTACTTATTTCGTTAAATGAATCTGTCGATTCGCATTTGTTATCTTGTTCGGTCATTCTATATGTATTCGATTGTAGTTTTTAAATATATTTTTGTTTTATGTTATTTGTATCAATTTTTTTTATAATTCGTTGTATGGTATATGTTGTATGTTGTATGTTGTCGAGTTTCTCTTCATAAATATCTTCTTATTTGGTTGATTCCGTCTCTCCAATCATAATAACATATTTCAAATTTATCAGGATATGAAAAATTATAATCATAACATAATCCGATTCCATGATCTATATCAAACCCAAATTCAAAATAAAAACTTGAAGTGTGTGCGATTGTTATACCTTTCATTATTTCTATTTTTTTATTTATCAATGGTGTAATTATATTATATCTGGTGTCGTGTTTATGTATTATATTTACATATTTGTCTCTCCTGTATTTTATTCTGCCATCATAGTCTAGTATTATGTTTATTATATCATTCGGTATAACACTCATATGATGATATAATAATATATGGAAATGTTTATATTATTATAGTAGTGTAAAAATAATTTATAAAAAAAATGATATTATATATAAATTTATAAATACTATATAAAAATATATATAAATATATACATAATCATGGCACAAGTATATAAATATACCATTCATGATATAAAAAATATTATATTAAATGGATTCGAATACAAATTAAACGACGAAGTTATTGAAGTAATTTCAAATCTCACATCTGAAGTGGGTTCGCCTACATATATAAAAACACCTAATTTTCAAAAACAAAATACAGAAAATGATGATATGAAACCACAAAAATATCAGCCAAAATCAATATACGGTCCTGGAGCAGGTGGTCTTGGTAATGGAAACGGTAAAAATAACAATTCTATAAAAAGACATAAAGGAATGTCTAATAAACAACATTTGGATCCTGTCAAGGACGATGATTGGGAAACCATACGCACTTTTAGTACAACTAAAATGGAGCAACACGAAGGTATAGATATATTTATAGACAACATCCGTAGTAATTTAAATAAAATGTCTATTAAAACATATGATGAAATTAATACAAATGTAATATCAAATATAGATCAACTAATAAGTCAAAACATTTCTGATGAAGAAACCCATAAAATCAGTAGCATAATATTTGATATAGTATCATCAAACCGATTTTATTCAAAATTATATGCTAATTTATACTCTAACCTGATATCAAAATACGAATTTATTAAATCGGTTTTTAGAGAAAAAGAAGCTTCACTCGGTGATATTTTAAATAATGTTCATTATGTTTCACCTGACGATAACTACGATTTATTTTGTAAAATAAATAACGAAAATGAAAAACGTAAAGCATTCATATCCTTCTTTGTTAATTTGGTTTTATATGATGTTATTACAGTTGATAAAATTGAAAATCTATTGATTCAATTATTGGACAATTTAAATAATTTAATTAAAGAAGAAAATAAAAAATTTGTAGTAGATGAATATATTGAGATTATCTTTATTCTTTACAATAAAGAATTATTTAATAATGAAAATAAAAATTTTAGTATAGATAATCACGCTAAAATAATAGAGACAATTAAACATCTAGCAGGAGTAAAAGTAAAAACATATCCAAGTTTATCCAGTAAGTCCATATTTAAATTAATGGATATTGTTGAAATGTAGAGAGGTGAATTGCAAATAAAAACATTATATTTTTATGTAAGGATAAATATATAATATTATAACATATAACATATAACATATAACATATAACATAAATATGGTTTTATCAAAAATAAATAGTACGGTTAGTTACCCTGAGCTGAAAAAAATTCATCATGATGATAATAAAATGGAGACAGAATTATACAATATTTTTATTCATGAATTACCTGTAATTATTGCTGTTGGTAAAGTAAAACGCGATTTTGAATCTGAAAATATCTTGTATTTTCCTATTTATTTGATTAATAAGAGTAACAAAGCGATACAAATTGGTGTTTATGAAATTGACGCAAATTATCATTTAGAATATTTGAATGATAAAGTTAATTTGGATTTAGAGAGAAATAGTGGATTGAGACCTCTTTTGTATAAATTCGCTACAAAATCTATGATTGATAAGGAACGATTGGTTATGGAATCGAATGAGACGGATACGGATAATGATGATCAGGAACAGCAGGATAATACAGACGATAATGAAATAACAAATACGGAAACTACAAATACGGAAACAACAAATACGGAAACTAGGTCGGAATCTCAATTAGAATCCGAGACAAAAAGTGATGATGATGATACAAAACAAAAACAAAAACAAAAACATATATCGAGTAATGTTATTACTATTCCAGAAAACAGAAAAGATTTTTTTGTTTTGACAAAAGGGATTGAAATTCCGCCTTTATTGAAAGAAGAAACAAAAGCAACTGCTAATGATATTATTGAAAAATACCATTCCAAGACGTCTGATAATTGGATAGTTAAATACATGAAAAATAATCATTACGACATTGTTGAAAATGAAAGCGGATGCGACAGTTTTTTTTCTTGTGTAAGAGATGCTTTCTCTCAAATCGCTCAACAAACATCCATTCAAAAACTCCGCAAGAAATTTGCTGATTGCATTTCCGATGATGTTTTTCTTTTTTATAAGGATAACTATGATCGATTTTATAATACGTTAAATGATATTATAAAAAATGCAAAGAATCTGAATATTGAATATGATAAAATTCGAGAACAATACAATAACATTTTGGACAGAAATGAAAAAAAATTATTAACAGAAAAAGGAAAATCCGTAAAAGCTCAACATGATAAACTCATATACGAAAAAAAATATGTATCCATGTTTTTGAAAGAATTTAAATTTATGAAAACGGTGGATAATCTGGAAAAATTCAAAAAACATTTGATGTCATGTGAATTTTGGGGAAATAAATGGGCTATACAATGGGTCATTGTACTCATGGAATACTGTTTAAACGTGAAATTCATCTTTTTTTCAAAGGAGTATTTTAAGGAAAATGATTATTCGAATATTATTCAATTGGGAATGGGAAATCATTATTTTCAATTAAAAGATGCATTAGAGAAAAAACGTCGGTTTGAACCTGATTATTATATCATGATTGTCATGGATCAACCAAAACAACAATCAGGTGTCGATTATAAATTAATCAGTTATCGAAAAAAGCATATATTTACTTTTTCTGAATTACCTTATTATGTTAAAAAAAACATTATAATCAAATACAATGAGAAAAATGCTGGGTTATTTTCTGTCATACCTGAATTTCATCAATTCGTAAAAAATAGTAAGAACAATGGGAAAGGAAAGGGGAAGGGGAACGAGAAGGGGAATCAGGACGAGGGTCCAAGTTCGGAACTAGAAGAATTATCAGAAACGAGTTTAAGAGGATTATACGATGACAGTATCATGTTTATTTCTTATATACATTCAAATGGAAAACCATTTCCTGGATTAGGCATTGGAGAGAAAATAAGAATGGATGTTTTGCTGGAATTTGTCAATTTGGCGCTTATAGACAATTGGAGGAAAAAAATGTCAAATGAATGGATTCAACCTTTTACATTGGACAATCATAAATGGAATAGTGTAGAACATTATTATCAAGCTTCCAAATTCAAACAAAATAATCCTGGTTTTTATTTGACTTTCTCTCTAGACACTGGTTCGGATCTTTCTAAAAATGTTGAAATGGCAAAGTCGGCTGGTGGAAAAACTGGAAAATGGGAGGTTGATGGAAAAGAGGTCGTTTTGTTACGTGCAGAAAATGTGGAGATTGATCCGGATTTTTATAAATCAAGATACAATAAAGAATTATATGATGCACAATATGCGAAATTTACTCAAAATAAGGAACTGAAGGATCTGTTGATGGCTACAAAAAATGCAAAATTAATGCATTATGTCAATAATAAACCATTGGAAGAATATAAAAACTTGATGGAAATTCGAGAGAAATTGAAGGGAGAAGATGGGAGTGTTTGAATAGACTTATAATAATAATGGATCATTTTCATAAATGTTTTCATGATCATTTCCATCTAACATTCCATTTATAAACAAAAAACATAAAAAATTGTCACTGCATAATGGTGCAGTAATATGGTTTAATAATAACAATGCTAGTGCATATGATGAAGCTGGTGATTTTATCCAGTCTGTATTAGAATCATTTGCAATACCACTAGAATCAAAATCAAATAATTTGAAGTTTCCATCTTTGTCCATACCTATATTATCATATTTCCAATCAATATACATAATATGTAAAGAATGTAAATATACTATAACATTTTTAATCATTTTATCGATTTTTTCTTTGTTTTCATTATTTAATTCATATTCAGTATCTAATAATTCCATATCAATAATTGAGTCATTTCGATTTACATCATAAATAGTAACAACATGTGGATTCGGATTATTCATTATTATTTCAGATATATCCAATTCTACTTTTCTTCTAGTAAATTTTCTAAAAAAATCATTTCCATATTTAAATTCATATAATTGAACTATATCTCCATTTTCATCATAATATTTAGACTTAGTACGATATTTTTTCGATTTTGTTTGACTTTTTGACCTGTTTTTGGAACTACTTTTGGAACTACTTTTGGAACGACTACTCTTGGAACTATTCATTTTATACAATACCTGTATTTTTATATAATATATATTATTTATATATTATAGATATTAATGAAATTAACTAAATCAAGTGAGTTATTATTAGGGTTTTTTAAAAATCGCAAATGTATTCCTGTTGTCTCATGTAACAATACCTCGAAAAAAATATTTCGTTCTTTATACAATGATATTTGTGCTGCAAATAATTATTTAGAATCCATTAAACGGGAGAGAAATGGGATGTTATATAAAAGATCAATACGAACTATTAAATCAAAAAATGACCTACCTAATTTTACTAATTTTCCGAGTAATATATTTACAAAAGAAGTGCAACATCATATTGACGTCAATATGAAATTGATACTAAAATATTCATTGTACATGTTTAATCGAAAAATCAATATTCATTTTATTATTGAACACGCGGATTTGGACGTGAAAACAATGGTCTACGATAAATACGTGAATAGTATCTTGATGTGGTCGTATATATTAAACAAGTACTCTTCTATTCATTGTTCAAAAGATTGGAATATTTATCTTTATTTTACTTCACTGGAAAAACAACTACCCAATAAAAATATTCATTTACAGGACAACATACTAAACTACAATCATATTAATACTGGTTTTACTACTACATGTCCTCAAATATCGGAAATCGTTATTTTTAGAAAAGAAGAATGGTTCAAAGTGTTTATTCATGAAAGTTTTCATAATTTTGCTTTGGATTTTTCAGATATGAATGTAATCGATCTAAACAAAGCTGTATTGGCGATTTTCCCTATTAAATCAGATGGTAATTTGTTCGAGGCTTATACTGAATTTTGGGCAGAAATGATTAATATATCTTTTTGTAGTTATTTTTATTCGAAACCGGGTCATGTGGATGGTTATGGTTTTGATGCGTTTTTGTCCAATGTTGATTGGTTAATACAATATGAGCGAATTTATAGTTTTTTTCAATTGAACAAAGTATTAAATTACATGGGATTAACATATAAAAATCTTTATTCGAAAGATAAAACTAGCGCGGTGTTGAGAGAAACTTTGTATAAAGAAAATACCAACATATTTGCTTATTATGTGATAAAATGTATGCTTATTCACAACTACAATGGGTTCCTATCATGGTGTTATTCACACAACGTAGGTCGTGTAGGAGGTAACATAATACAATTTTCTAAAACACAGCAAAATTTGTATGATTTTTATTCCTTTATTAAAAAAAACTATAAAAGTATTTCGTTTGAAAACAATATAGAATGCATGGAAAAATACATGTTAAAATGGCAAAGAAATATGTATTCTGGTGTTGGGGTTGGGGTTGGGGTTGGACTAGGAGTTGATAGTGGTGCTAGTAAGATAAAACATTCACATATGTATTATTTGCTTAATAATATGAAAATGTCTATATTTGAATTGGAATAGGGTTTCCATAAGGATACCAATAAATTAAAAAATTGAATTCCAATTAATGATGTTATTTATATGAATAAAATCATTATCTTGAGATATCAATTACAAACATAAATTAAAAGCAAAAAATACAAACATGGGTATTAAATTATTGAATAAATTTTTAAAAGACAATTGTAAATCGTTTGATTCTATTTATACTATACACATGTCAAAACTACAAGGAAAGCGAATTGTCGTTGATGTTAGCATTTATTTATATAAATATGAATCAGATAACAGTTTAATAGAAAGCATATACACTATGATTTCTATATTTCGTCATTACAATATAACACCTATATTCATATTTGATGGTGTAGCACCTGCTGAAAAAAAGGAACTAATTGAGTCGCGTTTGCAAAAAAAACGCATTGCTGAAAATGAATATTATAAATTGAAAGCAATGTTACGTGAATGTTCTAATAATACATATGAAAAAAATGAGATTGAAGAACAAATGCATTCGTTAAAGAAGAAATTCGTCTATATGAATAAAATCAAAATTAATAAAATTAAATATTTACTCGATTGTTACGGAATGACATATTTCGATGCACCCGGCGAAGCGGACCAATTGTGCGCGTGGTTAGTAATCAATAAATATGCGTGGGCTTGTTTGAGTGATGACACTGACATGTTTGTTTATGGTTGTAATCGTGTTTTACGGTATTTTAGTTTAATACATCATCATGCTGTATTGTACGATTATGAAAACATTTTAAAAGAGTTGGATATAGACCACTATGCTTTCAAAGAAATTTGTGTATTATCTGGAACCGATTATGTGGAGAGTGTTGGTGCTGGTTCATTAAACATTATTGCAATTATGCATTTGTATAAAAAATACGCATCGTATAAAGTTGATATATCTTTTTGTGATTGGATATGTGTAAATTCAAACATTCAAATTAATCGTGATTTGTTATCGAAAATAAAAGGCATATTTGATATTAGTGGATTAGAAATGGCTCGATTGGATGGATTGAGTGGGTTGGGTGGGTCTATATATATGGGTATTACAAATAAAAAAATAGAAAAAGGAGAGTTATATAATTTATTGAAAGAAGATGGGTTTTTATTCTGATATGTGGTTTGATTTATTTAGATCTTTTATATCTTTTGGATCTTTTGGATCTTTTACGAGTTAATTTGTAATATCTATTTTTACGTTCTGTATTTTTTTTATTTTGTCGAAAATTTCTCTTACGACGAGTATTTCTTTTTTGTTTTTTTCCTCCTATATTATCTTGTCTACTATACCCTGTCCATGTGGCATCATCCTCTATTTTATCAGCTATTCTATATTCTTTTGCTGTTCTATATACAGGTGCTTGTTTAATGGCGACCTTTTCAGTTATCATTTTTTTAAGTTCATTTAGGGACAGACCAGTTACTATAAGAGCTATCCCAACAAAAATACCAATTATTCCTTTCGCTAGTACTGCTTTCGACACCAATAACACAAAATAAACGCAAAATATAACCATTCCAACACCTCCTAATATGTATGCAATACTAGTAATAATAAAACTACGAATATCATTCATCCATGCTCCTCCACTTAAAGATTCAGATTCATTACTTCCACCAACTTGTTTATTTAGATTAGTTAATATCTCTTTACAATTTGTAATACGCTCATTTTCAGGATATATCATCAAAATATTGTCGCATTTTTTTAAAAGAGATAGTATAATAGCTTCAACCAAACATTTACAATAAAAATTATTTGATATTATTTCTTCACTAGGATTATTACTTAATAATTCTAATTGTTTTTCTAAATAATTATCAATTGTTCCATTTTCTTGTATAATATTTTGCATTTTTGATAATGCTGTTGTAAAGTTTTGAGAATTACTTAATTTATTGCTTAGTTCGATTATATCTTCATTAATTTCACTTGAATTGTTTTCAATCTCATTTTTAATCTCAATTTCCATTTTTTCGATTTCTCCTTCATCTCCTATTCGTGTTACTCTTATTTTTTTAATGACATTCACATCTTCGTTGATTTCGTTAATATTATCATTGATTTCTGTTACTGTTTCATTATTATTTGTAGATAAAAAATTTGAAAGTTGTGCTACAAATTTTTCGATCGAATCTTCTACATTATTATTATCCATTTTAGTAGTTTATCTATATATATATATATATATATAATATGTTTAATTTGTATGATTTTGTAAAATTACTATAAAATTTTTTATGTATGTAAAGATTGTACTATCTTTTTGTTTATTTTTTCATATCCTATTTCGTTTAAATGAAAACCGTCGTTCATAAAATAGTTGGTTGTTAATGATTGTAATTCTTTATTCACATTTACATAGTGTAAATAAGGAGTTTTAATGGAACAAAAATCACGCACTCGGTTGTTTATGTAATTTACATCTTCTATTTTTTTTGCGTTGTATGTTTTTGGTGATTTTATGAGTGAAATAACAATGATTCTAGTAGTTGGAAATATTTTATGCAGTTCCGTCAAAAACACGCGTGTGTTCTTTATAATGGTTTTGTTTTCCATGTTGTCAAAGACATCATTTATTCCACAATAAAATACAATATATTTTGGGTTTCGTGTTATACCACTCGTAATATAATCAACATAGTTGCTTGATAATAAAGAAGAAGTAGTCAGTCCTGAAATGCCTCTATTTATAATTTGTTGATTTTTAAGATACAATGTGAAATTTTTCCATTTTTCAATCGTACTCGATCCAATTAATAATATAGTATTTACCATATACTATATTATTTTATTTTTTTATTGGGACTTTGTGTTTTTGGTATTTTTGGTATTTTTGATTTAATTATAGAGGATATACTTAAGCTGAAGCACTCACTCCACCACCAGCAACTAATTCTGGGGTAGCCTTAGCACCAGCCTTGGCAAAGTGGATACTCATGAACTTTTGTAAATTAAAATAGGTTAGTTCCTCGTTTTGCTTAATCTTAAGAAGAGTAGCTAATTTCTTGTCTGGAATAATCTTACGGCCATTTGTTGTATCTTGTAACTTGTTTGCACGGATATAAGCGTTGATGTCTTTGGTAACATCAGTACGGGCCATTTCTGAACCGATTGGTTTATCTAAAAACTTGGCTAACTCATCACTGATACGAGTTGGCTTAACGAATCCAGATGGAGCGCGGTTACCTGACTTTCTCTTACGCTTGGTGTTTAGCTTTTGAGATGCCTTTAATTCACGGAGAAACATCTTCTCGATATTCTTAAATTCAGGCTTTAAAGAAGCTAACATGTTACCTACTTGTTGTAACTTTGCGGTGAATTCAAGTGCCTTTTCAGCAATACTGTTTTCAACTTCAACAACTTGTTCAGTTGGGACAGAAACTGGTTCTACGACAACAGGGGCTGTCTCAACAGGTGCTGGAACAGCTTCCTTTGGTGCCTTTACCTTCTTTACTTTCTTCTCAGTTGGTACGGATGTAGATTCTACTACAACAACATTTTCTTGTTCTGGTTGAGCGCTTGATGCTTTGGTTTTGGTTGCGGTTGTCTTTGCCATTTTTTATATACTATCTAGTAGAGTACTTTTTAAGTTATTTAAGGCTAATATATATTTATTCACACCAAACATCATAACAAAATTATGTTTTACATGTTGCGTTGTGATTTTCTCTAAATGTTTTATTGGTTTATAAAATACGCATTTGCGAAATTATATATATGGTATGGAACTACAATGATAACACATATAAATTTTTATTATAATTAAAAATATAATAATAAAAATCAGGACTTAATAAACAAACGTTTGAAATAACCAAGGAAGTGCTATTGCAGCGTTTGTATTTACAATTGTGAGTGCTCCTAAAACATAATAACAACCCAACGATTTGTTATCTCTATCTACACCATTTGTGACTATTTTTTCAATCACCTCAATAATCTTTTTTCTCATAAAATAAATATCATGATTATGACATAATTGAACGAAAGAAAAACCATTAAAAGGATCACCATTTGGAGGATATATTGCTCTTTTTGTTTCTGGTGTAATTTGAGCTCGATAATCCCATATATCAATCAGTTCTCTCATATATCTGATTAATTTGATGCGATCCAAATCCAAAAACCACGCGGGATTACTATAATTTCCCAATGAATCCATGTATTGAAAAACATCCAATATTTTTAATTCTATACCCTTTTGATATGTAACTTCAAAAGATGGTGTTTTTATAATTGTATCTACCTGCGAATCCAATATTTTACTCAATCGTATAAACAATTTGACTTTGGATAGTACTTCATCCGGAATTTTCATTCTGTTATATGGATTTTTCACTTCACCATTTGACTTTGTAATCAAGTTGTAGAGAGAAATCACATCGAATCCATATACAAAATTATCGACGTCTTTGTAGCTGAAAAATAAATTATTTGGAATTTCAGACAATTCATCCATAGTGAAAAAATCATTGGCATTTGTACAAATATCGCGGCTTTTATAAGCTGGTCCGTGTAATGAATTGTATATCCTTTGAATATGACCCCGATACATTTTTTGAATCTTGATAATGTAAAATGACAATTTCAAATAATTATGTAATCTGCTCAATAATTCATTTTTATTTCCTGATTGTTTCAACTTGTGAAATTTAATAAATTCTTTTAATTGTTGAATATTATAATTATATTGAAATAATACATTATAATTGTCTATTGTTGGAATAATCACATTCGAATTGTCTATTTTATTCAATTTTTTGGACTTTTTTGGTTTTTCGTTTTTTTCTGTTTTTTCGGTTTTTTCTTTCATGTGGATGTTTGATGTCTCGGTGTTCGAATTGCATTTTACATATAAATCACTCATATAATTATCGATTGATTCATTTGTTTTTGTCATATTCTTATTATATTTATAATTTATATAATTATTTGATATATAATTATTTGATATATATTTATATTATATATATAATACATTATTATTTTTGCTCATAGCGAATGTTGTATATATATTTTCTATAATAAGTAATATGTAATATGTTGTTTTTTGAATTAAAATTTTTTACAATTTAAAAAAAAATTGATTTAAAAGATTTGCTAGTAGTAGTATTATAATTACAAAACAAAAGCTAACAACTAACCGCTAAACAAGCAAACAATAAACTAACTAACTTACAAGAGCATTACCTTAAAACAGAATTACCTTTCGTTCGTTTAATAATAATAACAAAATGACTGAAATGATTACTCCTGCATCTAAATTCGTATCAAATGATATTAAATACACTTCCCCAAAAGCCAACGCATCTGGTGGAAAAGCAATTAATATTCTAAATAAAAACACAAACAGTACTTTACGTTTATCAACACCTTTAATGTTAACTTGGGGTGCATCGGATTATGTTGATCAAAATGGTCAAGGAAATGGTAAATATGAAATGTCATTGCAATTTCCTAATGACGAATATAAAAATGAAGATACTGATTTATTCCTTAAAAATATGAAGGATTTTGAAGACAAGATCAAGGCTGACGCTTTGACATATTCTAAAGAATGGTTTGGAAAGAAGCATCCTAATGCTGAAGTTATTAATGCTTTATGGACTCCTATGTTAAAATATAGTAAGGACAAGCATAGTGGCGATTATGATATGTCAAAACCACCTAGATTGGTTGTAAAGCTCCCATTATGGGAGGGTGTTTGGAGATGTGAAATTTATGATGTAGATCAACAAAGATTATATCCTGATGTTGGTAATCCTGCTGTATCACCTTTGGATTTATTGATCAAGGGAAGTAATGTAGCAGTCATTATTCAATGTGGTGGATTATGGTTCGCAAATGGCAAATTTGGTATTACATGGAAATTATCACAAGCAGTTGTTCAAAGAAAGCAATCATTTGCATTAAATGGACAATGTTTGATTCAATTAAATTCCAGTGATAAGGAAAAATTAAAGAAGGCTCCTACTGTTGAATCAACTGCTGAAGTTGAAATGGCTTCAAAAGTAGCTGTCGAAGATTCAGATGATGAAGAGGAGGTCGAAGAAGAAGACGAAGAGGAGGTCGAAGAAGAAGACGATGCGCCTTTACAAGCTCCTGTTCCAGTTCCAGTAGTTGAAGTAGTTGTGCCTCCTCCTGCTCCAGCACCAGTTGTAGTAGAAGTAAGCGAACCAGCTACTGTTAAAAAGAGAGTTGTTAAGAAGAAAGCAACTGCTTAATTGCTATATTAGATAGTTTTATAATTTTATAACCATGTAACTTAAATAAATTAAATTTTGAATAAAAATAAGATACTAGTTTATCTTATTTTTTCTTTTGGTGTGTTGGATTATCTTAATAAATTTTTGTGTAATAATTCATCTAATAATTTTTTATTTGATTCTACTACTTTATTGTATAATAATATAATTTCCATTTTTTTATCATTCGATAACGATTCTATAAAATCTATATTTTCTGTAGTTAAAGCTTTATTATTATTTATATCATTTTTTAAATTCTTATAAATATTATTATAAATTTTATTGTTAGTGGTGGTAGTGGTAGTGGTGGTTGTGTTTGTGGGATTGGATTTTTTGGTATTTTCGGGGTTATTAGTTAGATTGTTGGGATTTGTGGAATTGTTGGAATTGTTGGAATTGTTGGGATTGATGGGATTGCAAGAATTATAGGGATCATATGGATTATATAACTTATTCATCATATAATTATATATAAATTGTGTTTATTAATTTACAAATAAAAATAATAAATAAAATAATAATTAAAATAATAATTAAAATAATATAAAAACTTACTGTTATGATAACATACATAGATACATACAAATATGTTATCCATTCTAAATAAATCTACTAAATGTGCTAGTGCAATAAATATGGGTGCTTTCAAATCTGTTTTACAACCAAGATATTTATCATCCATAGTGAATTCATCTACTACAGCTATGAATGTTTATAAAAAATCATGTTATTTCAAAATTGATTTTAAGATCAACGAAGAAATGTCTGTCGCTGAAGCAGTTACTCGTTTCTCTGCATTTAACATTGGTTGTCTAGCTGTAACTGACAAAGAAGAAAAGGTTGTTGGTGTTTTTTCTGAGCGTGATTTAATTACAAAAGTTTGCGCACAAAACAAGCAACCTGATTATGTTAAAATAAAAGATGTATGCACTTATACACCTAATGTTATTATCGCAAAAAAAGATGATAGTCTTGAAACATGTATGAACAAAATGATGTTTAAAGATATTCGTCATTTATTGGTGATTGATGATAAAAATGAGGAATTTATTGGTATGATTTCCATCAAGGATCTTATCAAAGAAATCATCAAAAACAAAAGTGATATTATTACTCGATTGAGTGATTTTAAAATTGGTAAGGGTGCTTATTTTGGTAGTGAATAGAGTTTGTGTTGATGTTGATGTTGATGTTGATGTTGTGATTATGTTTGTCTTGGTTTTTCGGCGGTTGTGAATTTATTATGATATTTCTTGAATATCATAATATTATCGTATATGATGGATGTATTTATACAAAAAGTATATTGACATGTATTCCTGCTTTTTTATTTTTCCAGGTGTTTGTGGTGTTTGTGGCTCTTGTGGTTGGTGCGGTTGAAGTATTTGTTTGTGATTCATTTTTAGAGTGTTCCAAAAAATCATGTATTTCTGATATTAATACTCCTTCATTCGGTATAAAATATGTTTGGTTCTTTTTTAGTTTCAGTTTTGTATGGTTTATATGATATGTTTTTTTGCCCACTTGAAATTCGATTTTCTCTCTGTCAAACAAACCCATATTGAATGGCACTTCTAAATCTACATATAAAATATTATTATCATCGATTGTTATATTTGAAGGCAACTCAGGGACACATTTTACTATTATATCACATCCTGACCCATCGAAATAGACCTCGCTATTCCACAAGGGGACAAAATATGTCGAGTCATCTATTTTTAATTTATATATATTATCATCTAATAAATCATCTATGGATGGATTCAATATATAAACTTCGTCATTCTTGTATTTTTCTACTATAATATCACGAATACTGTTGATTATATCTTGACTGATGTACAATATATTTTTGTACTTGGAGAGAAAAGTGTAAATCTCTATCGATCTCTCTTTATCCATGGTCTCGAATAGCTTTAGGGATATTTGTGTGCAACCATTTAATATAATGTGAATTATGTTATTTAATAGTGTTTTGTCTATCGTAGATGCGCCTTCTTTAAAAATATTCTCCATAAACATGTTCAATATATTGGCGTAGGAGAATGCGTTGGAAGTGGTGAAATTGGTGGAAGTGTTGAAATTGTTGAAGGCGTTGGATGCTGAACCAGATGCATCGTTTTCTATTTCCGATTTCACATAAAAATATGCATCATTGATTTTTTGGAATTTTTCTTTGGATTCGATCGTGTTTCCATTTTTGTCTGGATGATATTTCAATGCTAATTTGTGATATTTTTTCTTTAATTTTTCTAAAGATATATCCACGGAATTTATTTCCAATATTTCAAATGCTTTTTGTATATCCATCCTGTGTTTTTTATGTGTGTCTCTGCGTTCGAGTATAGTATCTATTTAATTATCTATGTAATGTCTAAATAGATAATTCATGTATTAATTTATATCATTGTTATTGTCGGTTGTCTTAAATATACCTCCTTTTTTTGGTGGTGTTACTAGATTGTTTTCTAGCTTTGCGTTTTTTTACGATTGGTTCTGCTATATCATTATCATTATCATTATCAAGTGGTTCATTTGTATCATTATCGTTGTCATTATCGTTGTCATTATCGTTATTGTTTTCATAGTAATCACCAAAAAAACTAACACTCTTCTTTGGTTTATTTTTTGATGTCGTATTTTTGTTTCTATTCCTACGTTGATTCGATCCACGATGATGCGTTGTTTTGTTCAACATTTGTTCATTTTCTGTGTTGTCATTGTCATTTTCATCAGAAGAAAAAGTAGCACCCATCTATAAAAAAATATTATATACTATACATTATAAAATATTTCAACTATTATAACTTATTTTTATTACTCATCCGGTATTCCATGCACTATTTTACATAATAAATAAATGTAATTTTCTATATGGTATATTGGTCTATAGTTATTATTGTAGTATTGAAAGAATCTGTATGTTTTTATTAAAATTTCCGATAATTTTGATTCGTCAAGATAATTATCATTTATTAATGTTTTTAAAATATACCAAACACATTGTGAAATATTCAAATTATAAATTAATAAATCATACAACGTATCTCTAAATTTCAAATATCGGATGTTTTTATAATTTTTAATGATATCGATAATTTTGTTGCAAATAATTTGATAATTATCATTCATTATACTAATATTTTGTTTCTCACTTATGTTTTTAACAGTGGTTTTTTTCGTTGTTTTTTTTGCGGTGGGTTTTACAGTGGTACCATTGATGTTGTTTGTTACATAGTCAGTTTCTAGGGGTATAACTTGATTTTCACTTGAATGTATTGTCATATGCAACTCTTTTATATTTTGTATGTCATCCAAATTTATATTTTTCGCTAGTGATGTATGTGATAATTTACATTTGTTATATAATGCTTTGGTAGGTCTAGGCACTCTTATTATTTTACAACAATTTAAAATACTATCTGGTAAAAAACTCACTTCTTCCGTAATTATTACAAATTTTAAATTAATATGATTATTTATAGATTGCATATAACTATAAAAGTTTTCTAATAATTCACTATGTATTTCATGGAAATTTTTACAAATTATAATACCAGACTTATCTGTCTTTGAAGATATAATATCAACAATTTGTTGATATATATCGTGCCATAATAATTTTGCATTACATCCTAATAACGCCATATCTATTTCATAATGAATATCGCTTATTTTAAATAAAAACTGTTTTTTATCAAACATTATAGTTAGTTTTTTTTCATATTTTAAATTCGATGGACTATAACGTTTAATAAGACATAACATTTGTGTATATTTTCCAACACCAGATGGACCATATAATATAATATTGTTTAACTCGCTTATTTTTTTGGGTAGTGTTTTATATATTTTTTCTAATTTTGTATGCATATTCACTTTTTTATTGGATATAATATATTCTTCATAATGTGTGTCATAAAATTTCATTGTTGATTGGTATATTATTTGTTGTATATTCTTTATTTGTTATTTTTAACTAATAAACTAACTTAAAATTATTACTGTAAAATATATCATACAAAGGCCATATTAATACAAACAAAAACATAAACCCATAAAAATGAATCTTATTAGTTATATCGATAATTACAAAGAAGACTATGTCTATTTTAGTGATCCTATTTACAATACCATCATAAACATACCGAATAGTAAATTTATACGTATTTTATATTCTACAAAAGAAGTTATATTAAATGGTATATATATTTACATACCATTAAATGAAGTTGTTTTAGAAAAATATTATAATAAATACAAATGCAATTTCTCTATGAGCTTACAGAATAAAGAAATTATTGACAAAATAAAACAAATTGAATATAATTTATTAAAAAAATACAAGCACATATGTAATAATAAAACACCTCAATATAAAATTAGTGATCAATTACGAACTGGATTTATTAAAATATTTAATAATGTTACATCAAAATATAGTTGTAATAATTTTTTATTGAAAATATCAGGTATCTGGGAAACTTCTAATGAATATGGAATTACATTTAAATTTTCGGCTATTTAGTATATGGTTTGTATAGTTTGTATAGTTTGTGTAGTTTGTCTAGTTTGTGTAGTTTGTATAGTTTGTGTAGTTTGTGTAGTTTGTATAGTTTGTGTAGTTTGTGTAGTTTGTGTAGTTTGTATATATCAATATAATTATGAGGAAGTAGAAGTGGTAGGGGATGAACTAGAGGATGAGGTAGAGGATGAAGTAGAGGATGAGGAAGTTGTTGATGATGGTTGAGGCTGGGGTGGTAACGGACATGTTATACAATCTACTGGATAATCCACTATTACTATTTTAATTATTCTTATTATATAAAAATTGATTATAGATATTAAAACAATTAAAGAGTTATATACTGGGTTCATAATTTTACCATTTTTACTAGTATTTATACTATAATACAACATGGACGTTTGAATTATGGTTAATATAATAAATATTTTACTAAATATACTATAATCATTATTTAAATTACCACTTTTAACAATCGAATTATTTGCAGTTATTAAATATAACAAATATCCCAAATTAAGAACCATTAAAATAAATGGAACTACATATATAAATAATATTTTAACCAATCCTTCTTTTATTCCATTTTTATTAATATTATATAGATTGTGTAGGGTGTATCCAAATAACAAACTTGTACCAACAATTAATAATGAATAAGATGCTATAACTGACATATATGAAGTATTTCCTGACATCATAAAAAGAGCTAATAATCCTGTTACTGCTCCCATAAATATCAATATAACACATAGAATTTCAAATATAGATCTTACTCCTACCATGGAAGATGTAGAAGTAAACATCCAATACAATAAAAATAATAATATAAATGTTTTGAAGAATCCCATTTTTACTATTTATAATGTATGTTTTATATAATATCTTATTTTATTATTATATAATATAAAATAATAATATATAGACGTTAATATTATATAAATATTATTATATAGGTAATAAAAAATGTCATATAATTTAAATGTTACACATCCACTCATTGAAAATGCGCAAAAATATACATATTATAAAAAAACTTTATCTATTCACTCAGAAGATCGTGATTATTTGAAATATCCATCCTCGAGTGACTTTGAAATTACTTTACCTCAAGATTATTTAAATGTTCAGTCTGTCAAACTTTCATCATGGTCTTTTCCGTATAATATGAATGTATTTTCAACTTCTCAAAAGAATACAAAAATGACATTTAAAATAAATAAACCATATAATCCTGGAGAATTTGATCAACATAATATTTTACAAAATGCTATATTTTCTGCTTTATACAACTATTACAACGATGGCAACGAATTTGTTATTACTATAGGATCTGGTAATTATACTAGTACAACAATTGTTACTGAATTACAAAATAAAATGAATTATGTTGTGACAGTTTATTTATTAGAGTATTTTTTAAAAAATCATCCAGATTTAATAATTGAATTTGAATTAAGAGGGGGATATTCTAATTTTGTTCTTGCTTACAATGAAGTTGAAGAGAAGATATGGTTTGGAAATATATGCGATGGTTTTATATTAACAAATGAAACTGTAAATCTTGCACAATTTCAAGTTAATGCGTGTGATTTTTATGGATCAAATAACATCCCAAGTTTTTCGGATGTTGGATTACCTGGTCATTTAGGTTTTACTAGATGTAACAGCGAATCTATTAAAGTTTTAGACAAGAATGAAGTTCGATTCTATTATGGAGATGTTAATACTAGTGGTGATAACGGTTATTGGTTGAAAACAGATCCTACTTTAATAGGAAGTACATGTTATTTTATTAAACCACCTTATAAAATTAATATTTATCAAACTATTTGTTTTTATATTGATATTCAATTATTAAATTGCATAGACGAATTAGCACCATATAATATATCAAATTTTACCATTCATAATAGTCAAAATAATGGTATTGTAAATTCTGCATTTGCGAAAATATCATCTCAAAATTTTGCAAATGATAATCTTAGTAATTTTTTTCAGTATCCCAGTGCTCCATTTAAATATTTTGATCCTCCAGCAGAAAGAATTCGTAAATTATCAATTAAAATACGAAACCACAACGGCACTTTAGTGAATTTTAGCAATTTACCATTCACTTTTACATTAGAATTTGGTTTAATGGTTAATTCTGCACTAAAGGAATATAAAGCGTATATTCCTAAGGCGAATTAATTTTCTTATACATCTACACATCTATACATCTATACATCTATATGACAATTCTCTCGAATCCATTTTTTTACATTGTCTTCTGTTTCTTCCTGTATATTACCCTTGAATCCAGTCAATGAAATGAATCTGGGCTTTTTCATTTTTTGTGTTTTATAAAAAATGTAATTACCATATTTACCGTCTCGGATACTGAGATTTTCCGTTATTTGACGAACTATTTTTGACTGTGGATTTGTAGGTGGTTTATATAATGGGTTACCTGTGTCAAACAAAATAGGAACTACTTCTTCCAATGTTATATTGGATATTGGTCGATTCCCAAAACATGCGAGTGATTTTTTCATTTCACCACAAACTGCGTAGGTTCCATATTTACCCGATTTTATAATTATGTCATGATGTTGGTTTGGTTGCGTGGAAGCCTCCCATTTACCCAGATTATTTTCATTCGGTTTTGTGTTTGTGTTGGTGTTGTTGTTGTTGTTGTTGTTGGCATTGGCGATTGTACTTGCATCTACCAAATCTACGAGTTTGTATTCACCTCTTTTTAATTTTTCAATATCCAACTGTAGATCCTTTCTTATGGATAAAAAGGTGATTTGTTCTTTGGGTTTCGGCTTTCTACCCCTCTTTGCTTTATCTGGTGTTGTTGGTGTGGAGAGAAGTTCCTGGGTTGGAGGTTGGACGCATTTGATAACTGGACCATTTTTTCCGATTATATAATAATGTTTATCATCTATTTTATATTCGACTTTGGTTGCCTTCATGATTGATTTTGGTTTTGTGGTTTCGGTTGTCTGCGGTACTGGCTCAGCACTAAAATCGACGAGATCAGTTATTAGATCCAAACATTCTTTGCAAACTTCATTGTAGTTTTTTTCCCCTTTTGCTACTTTATCCAAATCATTCTCCATCCTTCCTGTAAAATCATAATCAAAAAGGGAGAGAAAATGATTCTCCAAAAAATCCAAAACTATCATACCTAACGGTTGTATTACCAATTTCGATTTTTCATTTCCTATTTCTCTCGAAGTCTCTATCTCGTATATGTCGCTGGGGGTGCGAGTTCTGTCATCGTATTCTATTTCATAATCTTTGCATTCGATGGTTTGCCCCTTCACATCTTGCTTGACAGCATATTCTTTTTCTTGAATCTTATCAATCAACATGGAAAATGTAGAGGGACGACCTATTCCTTTCTCTTCTAATAGTTGAATCAATTTTGCCTCTGTATAATGCTGTTTTTGGTTTTTAATGGTTAGTGTTGCTGTAATCTTTTTGTATAAAACTGGGGTGTTAATCGGAAGATGTAACAAATATACGTAATGTTTTTCACTTTGGGACGGTTGTGTTGGAGAGAAACCAGGGTCAGCGATCTTCCACCCTGGAAAAATAAGCTGTTCTGTGTGATATTTATAGTGGTGGGGTGTTGTGTTCTGTGGTTTCTGTGGGTTCTGGTTGTTTGTAGTAGCACCTGATTGAATTTGAATCTTCGCTGTAAAACTATAGTATTCCGCATTTGACATGCAACTTTGTAATGTGTTTCTCCAAATTAATTTATACATCTTTTTCTCTCGGGGAGAGAATTTATCCGAATCAATTTGTGGCATTTTTATGTTGGTGGGTCGGATGGCTTCATGTGCTCCACCAATTGTCTCATTTGGGTTGGTTTTTGCTTTGACTTTAGTTTTGGGTTGTTGTTTTGATTTTTTGGGTTGGGGTTGGGGTTGGGGTTGGGTTTGAGTTGTGGGTGTATTGTCCTCGCCCAATAAATGCATGTTAATGTTTGGATTCAGGTATTTGTCATCATATTTTTGTAATATGTATTCTTTTGCTGTTTCTATAAACTCGCCACTATATTTATTACTATCCGTTCGCATATAAGTAATATAACCAGCTTCGTACAGTTTTTGACATATTTTCATTGTTTCTTTGGGTGACACGTGTAATTCATTGCTGGATACTTGTTGCAATCTCGATGTTGTAAATGGACAGGGTGGTAGTTTGAATGTTCTCTCGGGATTCGTGCGAGTATATATGTGATTGTTTGCATTGTTGGCTGAATATTCTAAAAAATCCAATACGGGTTCTTCTTGTTGTGGGGTTGTTGGGGGTGCAGTAGGAATATCCTGGTTTAATTCAAACGGAATACACTGATTTGTGAAATATCCGGTTATTTTGTATGCTTTTGTACCAGGGTTTTTGCGAATCTCCTTTTCATTATCATACAAAAGACGGAGTGCGGGTGTTTGACATCTACCCGCGGAGAGAGCGTTCTTTGAATTATACGCTATGTATTTCCATAATAGTGGAGAGATATGAAATCCGACAAAAAGGTCGATCATTTGACGTGCTTGTTGGGCATAAACAATATTCATGTTTATGGTGGATGGATTGCGCATGGATTGTTCTATAGCGGATTTGGTAATTTCATGGAAAATAATACGCTTGGTTGAATCGGGGTTTAGTTTGAAAAGCATACAAATATGCCATGCTATGGCTTCGCCTTCTCTATCATCATCTGTTGCTAAGATGATTTCTCTCGAATTGGCTATTTCTTTTCTTAACACTTCAATGTGTTTTTTCTTGATTGCGTTGTCGATGATCGTGAATTGGGGTGTGAATCTTGGTATTGGTGTTTCTGAAATGTTAATATTTTTCAGGGTGTTTAATTCTCTCAAATGGCCGTAACTAGCCATGCATTTGTATCCGGGTCCGAGGTATTCTTCGATTTTTTTGCACTTTGCAGGGGATTCCACAATAACGAGAGTTTTTTGTATTGTTGCGTATTTATTTGACATGGTTGATGTGTGGTTTATTATAATAGATTTGTTGTGTTGTTTGTAGGAGGGGACCTATTATAATAATTATGGTTTAATTTTTAAGTTGGTATTTATTTGTGTTTTCTTTGTGTTTTGTTTGGTTTTCTTTGTGTTTTGTTTGGTTTTCTTTGTGTTTTGTTTGGTTTTCTTTGTGTTTTGTTTGGTTTTCTTTTGTTTTTGGATTTATTGTGTTTTTTGGATTTGGATTTGCGGTTATAGGATTTGTATTTTTTTGGTTGTTTGCGCTTGTTTTTTCTGGTACCGCCTTCTGTATCCATGGTATCACTTGGCTTTTTACTAACATCATTAGCATCACATAATGCACCATCCGCACAATCTCCACAATCCTCTTCATCATCATTAAAATCTACACCATCTATATTTTGTAAATTATCTGATTCATTTAATATATTTACACTTTTTAATAATTCATTTAAATTATTATATAATACATTTGTAATACCAGCATTGTTAATTTGAACAGAATCAATGCTATTCTTAAAAAAAGACACTATTCTATTTTTAATATCTTGTTTATCTTTATCTTTTAATTTATTAGTTAAATACAACTTTATTAAAGTTTCAATTGTATAAGGCAATTGAAACTCAAGATTCCAAAATGGATTAGATCTATCACCATTATTTTTTTTTGGTTCTGTATATTTTATTTCTGATTCAGAGTAACCATCTTTTTCAAAAACGTCTTTGGGAGGAGGTGCTGATTTAATATAATAACTAATATTTATATATTGGTTTTCTATTTTAATATCTATTTTTGGAATTTGTACAGGACCAATAGAAACTGGTAAATCAAATTGTAATTCTGGTTTAAATAATTTAAATAAATCGTTAATATCATATGATTCAGCATTATTAGAGGCCAATGTAGAAATATTTGATGTAAAAAATGTATCTAATTTAGGTAATGTATATATATCATTTAAAAATGTCGTAATGTTGGTGGGGTTTGAATCATCAATATATTTACTTAATTTTTTTATATATTCAAAAATGCGCATTTTAATACTATAATTTTCATAAATTAATAATTGAACCATACATGTATTATAAAAATTATCAACTGATGTATAATTTTTAATATTGTCAAAATCTGATAATCTATAATTCATTAATGAATTAAATCGTTCTAATGGTTCTATAGCTGAACAATCTATTTGGGTTATTTTTTTAATAATATTATTATATTTAGTTATTAGGTTTTTTAATGGACCATACTGATCTCCATTATTTGATGATGCTTCACTAATTTGACTATCATCCATTACAGAATTGTCTTCTTGTTCTTCTTCTCCTTCCTGTATAGTATATAATGTAGGTTGTGATGATAATTTTGATGGTGATGTAGTGTCAATAAATTTAGAAAATGCTTTTAAAAACATGAAAGAACTTAATAATTGTGTTGAAATAAATGTCGCTTTCGTTTCGTTGTTTGGTTTAAACAAACCTGGTGTAAATTTCCAACCTTTACCACCAGTTTGCATCCATACAGATTGTAATATGTCACTATTACCTGAAAGAAAGTTATACATTGTTGAATCACCTATAAAAGAATCTACCGTTGTAACAGCATAAACACCTTTATATGTTGTAAAAATTAAATCACCAATTGTTTTGTTACCTAATAATAGTAAGTTTTTTAATCCTATATCAGTAATTGATGATGCATAATATTCAGTCTCTTCTATATTAAAAGGTTGAACTCCTGTATAAATAGTTAATAAATTAGGATTTTTATTCAAAAGCAATATACTAACTTCTTTTATAGAGATTAATCCACCTTTATCTCCTTCACCTAGTCTGCTTCGTGGAATATCGACCGCTTTTAATAACATATTTATAGTAATGTTCCCCCAAAAACCAAAAATAGCTTGTACTTGTATAGATTGGCTTTTATCTTCTTGAATTGTTACCACAACTAAATGATAAAACATTTCAGTATTATTATTATATACACTATAAACTGTATATTTGTAATAACCAAAAACATAGTTAAATATTGCTGGTTCAATATTATCAGGCGTTTTTTTATCTATTTTACTTGATCCACCACATCCATCAAAACTACTAATTGGATATGTCTCTGTTTGTACTGATAAAATGGGGGGGTTCGTCAACAATGTTTCTGTCAACAATGTTTCTATTGTATTTTTTTTTTCATCATCATAATCACAATAGTTTAAACATTCGGTAAGAAATTCTTCTTTTTTATCATCATCTAAATTTCCAAAATAATTTGCAATATCTATTGTATCTAAATTTCTACCCGATTCACTATACACAAATTTTGTTGGTCCGTTACTAATATTATAAATATGTTTAATTAATTCGAAATAACCTTCACGTTGTCCTAATAATCTTGTTTCTATATTTGGTAGTAATAATTTATTATTGGTTTCTACTATTTCTTTTTGTAAATTTGTAATAGCTTTTGTTCTCATATCATGTGTTTTAACTTGATTTACATTTTTAAAGTTACGTTCATAGATTTCAATAATTGTATTTGCATAACAATCATCTAATTCACTGATTATTGATTGTGATGAATCGCCTAAAAGGTTCGAAGCCAAAAATTTTATACCTTGAAAATAGCTATTATTTTCTAGAAATGGTATTTTAAATACATCATGCATTAGATCACCAACATCGATTATGAATTTTGCTTTTATATATTTATATTTGAAGGTTTCTTTATTATATAAATTATTAAGCTCGACAGGTAGGTCATTTGTTGAATTGACTTCTATTTTATTATATACGTTTGCTGTAAAATGGTTAAATAAATTATCAATATTTCTTTTTATGGAATTCCAATTATTATTCTCTATTGTTATATTTGACTCATATGGCTCATATAAATTATATTTTATTCTTGTAAAATAATTATTTATCAACATTTCATTAAGATCTGTTCCATTTTGAATATATGTGTTTCCAGCAGGTACTGCAAATTCACTAGTAATTGTAGGTAATGATCTAGATTTTGTAACATTAGAATAATTTGACGCATTTTCATTATTTTCATTATTTGGCTTTTTAAAATATTCTAAAAATCGTTTAATAAATTCACGATTACTATTGAATGATGTCTTGCTTCTATTTAATTTTTTTTTATTATCCTGATTATTACTAAAACAAACAATCAATCTATGGTTAAACTCGGTTTTATTTGGATCATCAGGATATATTTTAATGTAAAATGTACTCATATTTTTTTTTATTCCTTCAAATATATTATTCAATGTTAAATTATATTTATTATATTTATCCGTTACAACGCGATTCTTATCGCCCTGCTTTTTTTTTAAATTTAGATATTCTTTGTATTGTATTTGAAAATCTTTGTAATTTTTACTTTTAATTACTTCTTCTTGAATTATATTAACTAATTTACTACAAAAATCGTTAAATTTCTTTGTAATATCATTAACAGTATTTACATCTTTCACGATAACTTTTTGTTTATTTTTATCATTATTAACATAATGTACAGCAATAGCATCATCATTATTATCATCTGTATTTTTATAATAACTTTTTAATATATCTAATATATCAATAGTGACTGATGTGTCAGTATAAATTTTATCTAACGTATCTAACGTATCTAATTCATCATTTAATGATAAATTATTATTCATACTATCAATATCATCATCCATAATATCACCATTACTATCAATTTCATAATTTTTATCATCATTAATACTTTTATATAAAGGTATATTATCGTCTCTTTCTAACAATTGTCTTTTATCTTCATTTCTTTTATTTTTATCACCATTATCAGGCAAAAAACCTTCTGGATTTCTTGGGTCCTCTCTTTTTGATTTATTTAATGAAATTTTTTGTATAATATCTGGAAAATAACTAAAAAAATTACTCATAATTCAAATATAATTTAAAATAAGTATATATTTTAAATTATTTATTACACCTTTTTATATTTTTACTCTTTATCGATCACCACTTCCCTCGCTATTTTTCGAATTATTTTCTCTTTGTTTTTCTCTCCAGTACCAGGAACGCCTCCCATTGTCTCCATGATGATTTGATTGTATTCATCTGATTTTTTGGAATCCGACTTCATGCATTCTGGATATTTATTCTGAAATGCCGGTAATAATCCCAGGTTTTTACTAACAACACTGCTAATCACCTGTTTTATCTTCTGTTTTTCGTCATTTTCTTTCTCCCATTTATCCTGATCTTTCACATACATGATTTCTCTCTTTATATCACTGCAATGCACGGGACGTTTTTCAATGTCTAAAGCTTTCAGGTTTTTGATGATTATTTTCGATATACCTTCCACATATCCCAGCTTTCCAATGTTTTCTAAATCGGATAGTTGGAGAGAAATATTCTCGATAAACTCGGATAAATTCATTGCATCTTTGCATGTTTCATTTAAGAAAAACTGTAGATTGAATGTTTTGTTGTTGCTATTGGTTTATAGTTCTAAATCAGTTTGATTTATATTATGGCCCTTATCTTTCGTAAGATATATTATCATATCCATCATCATTTTATTTTGCTGTTGTAACAACGAAGCTGCTTTAATTGTCTCTTTAAGTAGTAACATTAAAAAATTATCATTTTCAACTTCATTATCATCATTATCATTTTTAACTTCATTTTTATTTTTACATTTTTGTTGATGTTTCCACAAACCAGAGTTATCTTTGTATTTTTTACCACATAAACAATGATAAACTTTGCATTTATTACTCTCGGTTTGTGTTTGTTCCGATACTTTTTTTAAATGTTTTATACATCTCAGGTGTCTTTTCCAATCACTTTCATAACAACATTCAAAATTACATTTGTCGCAATGAAATTTTTTATTGCTTTTTATTTTGTTTTGTTCTCCGTTTATATTTTTATTATGTTTATTGCTTTTAATATGTCTTAGAAAGTCATCTTGTTTATAACATTGTATATTGCATATATCACAAAAAATTTTTGATTTATCGAGATATGGAGATGCAGTGTTTAATGACGAGTTTAATAATGTGTAATGTTCATACTCTTTTATTCGTGCTTCTGTTACGTCTTTACAATTATATTTTGCAATCTCTATCATATCCCAATTATCCCATCCTCCATTATCACGTATTGTTTTATAAATTTTAGACTTGTTTGTAATAATATTACTACATACTTTGTGATGATATTTTCTTTTAGTAAAATTAGTTGTATGACCTACATACACATCTTTTATTGAAGAATCTTTGCAATATATCTTATATATAATAGTATTCGAATAATCAATCAATTCTTTTGGCATAATTATAATATAATTGAAATATTAATATTTAAGTTAAAATCTTATAATATCTTATACTATCTTATTTTTTCCTAAATAATAAATAATTACATAGATCTGAAAGAAAACGATATGTGTGGAAGCCTCTCCATTCGATAAAATTAAGATATTCATTTGTTTTATAAATATATGACACATAATCAATCAAATCATAAATCTATCAGAACAAACAATACAAATACAACAAACAAGACAAACATTGTTGTTTCAAGATATAAAAAAAATGTAGATTTTGTTTATCGCATAAACAACAACCAAAATATCAATGTTTTGATTTACGATAAAGAAAATCCGAATAATCCATTGAATGTACCAGTTAATAAAGGAAATGAAGCATCGGTTTATTTAAAATATATAATAGACTATTATGACAATTTATCCGAATACACCTTTTTTATTCACGATGAAGAATATGCATGGCATCACTCTGGAAGTTTAATCGATAAGTTTAAAGAGGCTGTTGCTAGTAAAAAAAAATATTATAACATTAACGACAAATGTAGCAATTCAACGAATGGGGTATTGAAAGAATGTCAAGAAAAAAAGTGGTTAAACGGTTTCTTAGGTTGGTATAAGCAGTTTCTTGATAACTATATCCCATTTAACCAATTGGATTTTACAACTTCTTATAGAAATAGCGCACAATTTCTAGTACATAAAGATATAATAAGAAAATTACCTAAAAAGTTATATATTGATTTATATAACTGGATAATCACTACAAATCTACCAAACAGTCAGAGTGGTAGATACTTAGAATGGACGTGGCATATCTTATGGGAAACATACCCCAATTTAGAAAATAGGGATAAAATAAACGGTATTTACTCCTTATCAATAGCAACCTCTTTTGCAATTCTTTTAACGATCTTTTCTTTATTTTTTATACCTACTTCTGCACCACCAGCCATTGCCTCCATAATAATTTGATTGTATTCATCTGATTTTTTAGATTCTGGATTCATGCAATCTGGATATTTCTTTTGAAATTCTGGTAATAATCCTAGATTTTTACTAACAACACTACTAATCACCTGTTTTATTTTCTGTTTTTCGTCATTTTCTTTTTCCCATTTATCTTTATCTTTTACGTACATGATTTCCCTTTTTATATCACTGCAATGCACTGGTCGTTTTTCAACATCCAATGCTCTCAAATTTTTTATGATTATCTTCGATATACCTTCCACATATCCCAAGTGCCCGAGGGTTTCTAAATCAGACAGTTGGAGAGAAATGTTATCGATAAATTCTGAGATATTCATTGCATCTTTGCATGTTTCATTCAAAAAGAATTGTAGGTTGAACGTTTTATTATTGTTGTTTGTGTGATTGATGTTGTTTTGGTTAATAGTGTTTATATTTGTATTATTACCCACATTATTTTTCATCATATCCATCATCATTTTATTCTGCTCTACTAATAAATTCTTAAATTCACTGTTTTCTTTCATCAAAATCATAACTATATCCTCTTTATTTATAATCAAATTATCAGGTTTGTCTAATTCATTTGTGCATTTTTGTTGGTGTTTCCATAAACCTGATGATGTTGTATATTCTTTACCACAATTGCAGTTGTATGTTTTTTTATGTTTTTTTTGAGTTCCATCAGTTCCATCCACATTGAGAATATGTTTGCGCCTCAATAAATGTCTATCCATATCTGTCTTTAGACTGCATTTAAAGTCACATTTTTCACAGTTAAATTTTGATATGTTTTTATTATGTTTTTTTTCTTCCATTTTGTTCCTAAATTGGAAGTAGAAAAAAACATAGATATTCAAACGCATTGTTTTCAAAAAAATTTATGGTAACGTTTTGAAAATTAAAATTTTGGTAACCACTGCTTAATTTTCAATTATGGTCACAAAAACAGTTTTTGCAAAAAAGTTTTTTAGAAAACAGAAAATGGACATTTATTTTTGTCCATTTTTCAAATTCCAAAAAACTTTTGTGAAAATTTTCTTTGTTTTTTTTGGATCTCACTAAAAAACAAATATATAATTATTATTTTTGTGTAACTGCATATCATCATGATGAAAATGATAACTTAACTAGTTTTGTTTTATTCGAGGTGTCAATTGTAGAAAATGGTATGTGATTTTTTATTTTTGTGATACATTTTTTTGTAATGAACTTGTAAATCCACATAAATCCCATTAATGTTATCATAGAAAACCCTATTACAGCGGTAATAGCAATATTGAATTGACTATTGCATTTTATGGAATATTTTTGATGTGTTTTATAGTAATATACAGTAAGCATTGGAAATATGAATAATCTGAATAGAATAAATAATGCATAAAATACTGTGTTGATAAATTTATATAATATCGTTGTTTTATCCTCGATAAGTCGGTTCAATGTTAAAAACACGGTTTGAATTTCTACAGTTAAAGCTAGACCGGCATGCCATTCAAATGCTTTTTCTATTATAGGGGATAAACATATTATAAATGTAATTCCATGATGTAGTAATAAATCGCGAGGTTTGCTAATTACGCAATATGGAAAATTGTATATCAATAAACTATCGATAATTATATATCCAATAAATGAATATAGGACTATGGAAAATAAATTTATGAATATATAATCGTATGTATTGGTAATAACAAGAAGTAAATAAACACTGTTTAGTATAGATATAATTGAAAGAACAATCACATTAAATATATCGTGTAAAAATATAGCCAATAATTTATTTTCGTTTTCCATTTTGTCTGTTAGTCTGTTTGTCTGTTTCTTTTTTATTGAAAAAAAAACATTTGAAATATTAGATCAATTTTTCTTTTTATTTTGTTTTTGTTTTTTGTTTTTTTTGTAGCAGTTTAACCATGGCACTTACACATTATTTTTTTTGGTTTATTTACATTTGAATTTATATTATATAAACTATCAATATAGTCTCCACAACTGTTACATGTATCACTAATGATATGTATCTTAGGTAATTCGTCATCGAATGTATGATATACGACTCCCCAATGACATTGTAAGTTATTCGTTCCGCTGTAGTTAAAACGATAAAATAAGAGTACCTTTTCCATGATGTAGTTTATTTCTCTCTTACATTCTTTTACCAAGCAAATAGTATTATATGTTTTTACATCATAAAAAGCATAACTTTTTATAATATCTATTAATTCATCTGCAAATTGGTATTTATCCCCAATTGCGTTTAATAGTAGTTGTTTTTCAATAGATCTTGTCATTTTAGATTCTTTTATATAGAAAGAAAAATTTGTTAAAAACCATTTCAATTTTTTATTTTTTGGTTTTTTATTTCTGATTTCTGAAAAGACTTTACATTTTTATGATAATATTTTCCCAATCGTCAATTTTTTTTTTTGCCATAGCATGTAATATCTGGGATTCAAACTTTGCATAATCTGTAACAAAAAGCCCATGTTCGTTGTGTTTAAAAACACGATTATCAAATAACGTTTTGGCATCCTCAAATGCGTCGTATAAATCGAAATTATGATGGTTTAATTTGTATATCATGCAACGATCAAAATCATATGCACTCAATAAATCCGCTTCTCGTACAATATGATATGCAAATTGATATTTGCCCAAATTAGGGAATCCGTTTTTTTTGACAGTGGAATAGGACATTGTCGATATGATTTGTTTAGTAACGTCCAATTCTTCAAATGTAAGTTTATCTTTTAAAAAATATTCAATTTCTTTTATGCCTTCATCTTGATTCATGTATTTTTTATCACACATGTCATGAACGATGGCGGATGTGTATATAATGCGTTCATAATCTTTAATAGGAGGATATTTATACAATTCATTTTTGTATATATTATGCGCGTAGTTTAGAACATTCATACTATGGGTTAAACCATGGGACTCATCAATGCTATATTTTAGAGAAGTTGTAAATACGAATTTTAATAATTTTGTTATTAGCATCTTGCAGTGTATATAATATGTTTATATTATCTTTATGTAGTATTTTATGTTGTTTTCTTTATTTGATAAGTTTCACTTACGTGGTTATTTTTTAGCATGTTTGAATTCTTTCCATGACATGGTAGTCACCGCTTGTTTAATGACAGGCTTCATAGTTTCAGTTTCTTTGTCTAATTTTTCGGCTTTTTTCAATGCGCTATCAATATACAATTCTTTTAGCAATGTTCCAACAGCAAAAGATCCTTCATGTTGATCCAACTCTCCTCGTTCAATTTGTTCTAATACTCCTAAGAATCGATAAAGAATATCAAGATCAATCTCGTCTTTACGTACTTTATTGTATATATCAGTGTAGTATGTGCATAAAAAATTACATTCGACGATGCATTCTAGATGTGCGGATTCCATGTCTCCAGGATATTTGTTTTTTATTTCAATTACTTTTTGTACTTCTTTACGTAAAACTTCACTGTGCTTTAATTTGCGAATTAACTCGGTCTGATCTTCTACATTATTTGCTTTGATCATTTTTTGTAGTTGTAATCTAGCATCGTCATCCATTTTTGTTGTTTTTGGTTTAATATATATAAAGTAAATTAATTTCTTTAAATTTTATTTTTTACATGTAATATATAGATATAGTTTATAAATAATAAAATGGCACCTACCACACCACCACTTGGATCTACATCTGGAAGTTTAAATGCGCCACGATATCAAGTATATTCGAAAACATCATTATCATCAACAACATCTGCACCAACAGCACCTATAACAAGGGCAACCACAGGAGGTAAAAAAGCAAAAAAACAACATGGTGGTAGCAGTACAACAACTGTAACAAGTAACTATACTCCTGTAACGTATAAGTCATCATCAGCTGCAACTCTTTCAACAACTTCAAATCAAAATCAACTAAATTATAGTCAATCTGTATCAAATAGTGCAAATGATAGTGGACAGGCTAATCACATATGGAGACAACGAGCTACATCTTCAATTACACCTGGGACAACAGCAACAGCATCAACCGGTGGTAGTAGAAGAAAATCCAGAAAATCTAGAAAATCCAGAAAATCCAGAAAACATAAAAGAAGAAATACATACAAAAAATAATAATATATATAAATATGCCATCAGGTAGAAATTGGATAGTGTTTTTATATATTAATTTAGCATTTATTATATTAATATCTTCTGTTTATGCGTTGTTATCAATTAATAACGTTATGAATAATTGGGCAGAATATAGATGTGATGCACTTTTAATGCCATTTGCTGGATTGATAATGCAACCTACATTGCCACCTGGAACTACACCATCACAATATACGCAACAAAATTTTCAATATTGTACGAACAACATGATGACTAATTCAATGGGAGACTTTTTACAACCATTGGAATACAATAATCAACTTGCTGCTACTAATGCAACAAATATGAGTAATTCATTAAATGATGCACGTTCCAACTCAAGTAATGTTAGAGGTGCATTAAGTAATATTACAACATCTTTAGGTAATGTATTTACAAACGCTAGTGCTAATTCAAAAACAATAACTGGTTATGGAACATCTTTATCAGGAAAAGCACAAGTATTGGGTACTGCATCGAATAATGCTATTAGTTCAAATATTAGTGCTTTAAATAGTATGCCACAAACATAGTAATTGTATATGTAAAATTATAAATAAATTATTTAATAGTAATATTATTCATTATATATAGTATAGCATTGTATATTATCATAATATAACAAAGTATATAATATAAAAATATATAATGAATAAAAAGGATGATTATATGAATATAGGAGAAAGTGTTAAAAATTTAAAACATATTTATAAAAAAAATACTTATTTTAAAAGCTATGGGACCTCCATTTTTTTATTCATATTTATAACACTTATTTTCTTTTTATTTTTTTCATATTATAATGTCAAAAACAACATATATAAATATCAATCGAATCCAGCAGAATATAGATGTCATCCTAGTGTAATGCCATTTGCTGGATATATTTATCCGCATCCAGGAATGACGAATAGTCAGTTCAACAGATCCAACATAATGTATTGTATGAGAGAAATATTAAAAAATGTATTATCAGACGTATTGCAACCATTAGAATATATTGCACAACAAATACAAAATATACAATCGTTAAATATTGGATCTTTGAATTCTTTACGAGGTTTATTTAGTAATATTCGTAATGCAATGAGTGGAGTATTTGGATTATTGTATAATTTATTGGAAAACTTATTTGCATCGATAAACTATATCATTGTTTATTTATCTAGTGCATTTGTTAAAATTGTAACAATACCTTTATCAGTACTTTACGCGAGTAATATTGTTATTTATTGTTTGAGAATTATTGGTAAAATGTTATTGAATTCGATAATAACAGCATTATCAATTTTAGCAGTATTTATAACAGGAATATTTATTTCAGTATTTGTAGCTGTTTATGAAGTAACTTTTGACGTCCCAATTTTAGGTCCAACTTTAGCTCCTATTTTATCTAGTGCAACTGCTATTGGTATAGCTTCAATATTTTTAGTAACATATATAATAATTGCAGTTATTTATGGAGAGATTGCACATGTTCTCAAGATAGCATTAGATATATCATATGAAGAAGCCCCAAATCCACCAAAATTGAGACCACCATTTTAATTTCAAGTGTGATATTCTCATGATTTATAATTATCTTTTTTCTAGATGTATTATATAAATTATGAAATTTAATTTAAAAAGCTTTAGATTAGGTGATTTTTTAAGTAAAAGAATAAATACAATATTATTAATTGTTATTTTAATTATCATATTAACTGGTCATGTGGTATGTTCATGTTCAAAAATGAGCGCTAGTAAGATAGTTGAGAAATTAACAAATCAAACAAATCAAAAAAATCAACAAGCAAAGGCAGATCTAGTTAAGAAGGTAGGTAAGAAGGTAGGTAAGGCGGTAGTTGTTAATAAAGTTACTGCTAATAAAAAAAGTGTGGAAGGATTTACACCAGCCAACATTAATTATGGACAATCATCACCATACAATTTAGGAAGTCCAGGTGGTACAGCTACAATAGATATAAACAGTTGGAATCAGCCAGATTTAGTAGTTAAGTGTGACGGTACTTATGGCAAAGGTGTAGCCGATATTTTAGGTCGTCCGAAACAACCAATTCCATTACCAGAAGGTGAGTTAGATATGTTTGCAACAACACCATTCAAACCAGAATGTTGCCCTAGTTTTTATACCAATTCTATGGGTTGTGCATGTATGACTCCAAATCAATATAATTATCTGCAAACTCGTGCAGGAAATAATGTCCCTTATTCAGAATATTAAAATACTTTACATAAATTACAATTCTTGATATAATAACTGAATAGCATCTTTGACTGATAGATCTATATTTGTATTATTTTTATAATCATACATGAATTGTAAAATCTCATCTCTAGAATTTTTCAAAAAATAAAAACACTCGAATTTTGACCACCATAATTCTCTTTTGTTAGAATAATATTCGGTGTCATTTATTGGTTCAACGATGATAATATCGTTAAAATCAAAAAAGGAAACATGTTTTTTATTTGTAGCATTTGTTTCAATTTTTGTAATAATTTTGTCCATTGTTTCTTTTACAATGATTGATATATTATGATTCATTATATTTAATTCATAATATATTTTTATCTAAAATCTTTTTCAACATGACGAATCAATATTCTGACATTTTCCAACATAATAACTAGATCATTCTTACCATCTGTATTATTGACTGAATCTATTTTTTGTTCTAGTGCCATTTTTAATCGATAAAGAGAATTTATATAGGTGTTTGTTTTATCAGTCATACCTTTTGATTTTGCTAAAATCATCCAGCCGAGTTTTTCAAACATTTCAACGTACCAATGTTGAATGCCTCCCATGGTTGCTTTGCAACATTCGCCAGGAAACCGTCTTCTAGAATGTGTTTTGGTTTTTTGGTTTTTCTACTGCGTGTGCGATTATTTGCCATTGCCATTGCTATTGCTATTGTATATACTACGCAAATAAAAAATATAGTTATATTTAGTTATAAATTACATATTACATATTACATATTACATATTACAAATTAACCTAATCTTCAAATAAATTAAACGTACATACCTCGAATTGCCATATTGTCATCGCGTTCTTTTTTTATCAGTTTATCGACTATATCTTTTGTTATTGTAAATGGGAATTCTACCTTCATAGACATATCTTCTTCAAATAAATTGGACCCAGGCTTCATCAATCTGTAAAGATTCAATTTTGTGTGAATAATTTCCAAACATCTCTTTAATGAACGAACACCATCTTCTTTATTACAATGATTTTCAATAATATAGTGAATAGAATCTTCTGGTAATATAATTTCATCACTAGTAAATTTTACTTGTTCCTGAATTTTTGGCAATAAATACTGATAAGAGATAACAGTTTTTTGCTTTTTATCATATCCCTTGGTTTGAATACAATACATACGATCACGTAAAATAGGATTTACTTTGGATTCGTCATTGTAACTGAATATGAATAAACATTTACTTAAATCGAAATCAATATCCGCGAAATATTTATCGTGAAATTGACTATTTTGAGATGTATCTGTTAAATGTGTCAATATTCCGGCAATTTCTTCACCTTTTGGAGTATCACTGATTTTATCTAATTCATCAAAATAGATAACTGGATTCATGCATTTACTGTCAATGATAATTTGGACAATTTTACCCCAGACACTGCCTTCATAAGTATAAGAATGACCTTCTAGGAAAGAACTGTCAGTTGCACCGCCTAGTGCGATAAATGCGAAAGGTCGATTCAAAATCTTACTGACGCCTTCTTTGACAATGGATGTTTTTCCAGTACCCATAGGACCCTTGATTGCAATAGCAGTTCCAATTGCGTTTGGGTTTGTTATTAACTGACCGAACATTTGCATGATTTGCATTTTTGCGTCATTTAAACCATAAACAGCGTCGTTGAGTGTTTTTTGAGCTTGTTCCATGAATTCATGACATTTTTCAACGCCATCTGCTATATTGACTGGAAGTGTTCTGTAATTACCGAAAGGAATGGACATAAACGTATCGATCCAACCTTTCAATTTTGAATATTCACCGCTTCCTGGTTCAGCATAACGAAGTGCATTTACCTTTTTCATAGCAATTGCTTTGAATTGAAGTGGAATATCTGATTCTAATATGGAAATTCGATATGGTTTTTCGATTCTGGTTATTTTGTTAATTTCGCGTAATTCTTTGATTAATTTTTTTTGTTCTGGAATAGCCATTTCAGTGAAAACGGATTTATCATTCATTGTATTTTTATTATGAATGATATGATTGAAAATACGCGAATTTTTCTCTGATTGACGTTTTTCACGTTTTTCTGCCATTTTCTTTTCGTATTTTAGTTTTTTTTCACATGCTTTTAAACATGTTTTTGCTATATCAGAATTGGAAGTTTTACAGATTTCTTGTAATTGTTTTAAAAGTTCTTCGTCACTCTTATCTTTGTTTTCTTTACTGTTTAAAATCTCCAATGTTTTTTCCGCTATGTCTTTTTTATCTGGTGTTTCTACGTCTGGTTTTGACGTTGTTTTTTCGCCTTTGGTTTTCTTGTCCTTGGATTTTTCTTCTTTTACTGTTTTTTTTGTTTTCTTGTCCTTGGATTTTTCTTTAGATTTTTCGTCTTTAGATTTACCCTTGGTTTTTTCATCTTTTGATTTATTTTTATTGCATTTTTTCTTTAATAATTCTTCATCATTATCAGATTCTGATTCTGAATCTGATTCTGATTCAGTTTCACTACATTCTGAAACATCTTCATCTACATCTTCATCTTCAGTTTCATAAAATTCATCTTCATATTGCTCATCTAAATCATCTTCATCATCGTCATAAACATATTCATAATTATCCTCCCCTCCAATGGTTAATATAATATTTACGTTATTTGATTTATCGTCTTCATCTTCAGAATCGTCGTCTTCACTTTCATCTTTACTCTTGCGATTTTTTGATTTCGAAGAAGATTTTGATTTTGATGATGATGATGTTGATTCACGTTTGGATTTAGCAGGTGTTTTTGATTTTGTTTTTTTGTGTTTTACTTCCTCTTCTTCCTCATCCTCAGACGATTCACTTTCGGAAGATTCGTCTTTTCTATTCTTTTTTGCATTTTTTTTAATTTTGTCACCTAATTTAACTGTTTTTTCCAAATGTTTCGATGGGAACATTTTTTTCAAAAAACGTCTATATTCATGTGAGTCAATTGATTCATCTTCTTCTTCTGGATCAAATTCTTCATCATCATCCTCTTCATCGTCAGTTGACCATTCAGAATCAGAACCTAATTCAATATCAGATTCCTCATCACTGGATTCGTCGCGTTTTCTGTTTTTGGATTTATCAGCATTTTTTGATAATTGGGATTTTGATGTAACAGAGGTTTTAATTTGTTTGACCATTTTGATATTGGATATTGGATGTTGGATATTTAGAAGTTTAAATAAAGCAAGTGTTGTAAAATTTCAAAAGTTATATGATTATAAGACAAGTTTGTATTTTTTGTGGTATCCAACAAAAATAAAAACCAAATCAATTTTTTATTTATTTTAGTTTTTAAGTTTTTTTACTCATAAAATTAAAATAAAATTGATTCGTTTGTCGGAGATTAACCAAAATTAACGCACACAACAAATCGAAGTACAAATAAAATTAATAATAATACAATAATAAACAATCTAAATATATCTTATAATAATAAGGAAGACATAAAGTATATAGTAATTGTTTAATTTCTAATACTTAAAATACCATGTCGAATAAAGCTTTAACCACAACTACAAATGTTAATAATAAACAGGTTGCACTAAAAAATTATTCTAAAATTATTGGTGTCCAGTTTAGTATGTTATCTCCAGATGAAATTCGAAAAGGTTCTGTTGCAGAAATTACCAGCAGAGATACATACATAAATAACAAACCAGTGATTGGTGGTTTATTTGATCCTCGCATGGGTGTCTTAGAACCTGGATTAATTTGTCCAACGGATGGTTTAGATTACATGCAGACACCTGGTTATTTCGGACATATTGAACTAGCACGACCCGTGTTTTATATTCAATATTTGAGTACAATTCTAAAAGTACTGAGATGTGTTTGTTTTAAATGCAGTAAGCTTTTAGTAAGTAAACAAAAATACAAACAAGCATTGAAATTGATGGGTGAAGCAAGGTGGAAGTATGTTTTTGCATTGGCCAGTAAAATTAGACGTTGTGGGGAAGATACGGAAGATGGTTGTGGATGTTTGCAACCAAACAAAATTCGTAAAGAAGGGTTGTCTAGTATTTTCGCCGAATGGAAAAATGATGGTAATGAAGAAACAGATGAAAATATTGTAATCAAGCTAACTCCTGAAATTGTTTTGAAAATATTCAAAAGAATATCAGATGAAGATGTTTCATTTATGGGTTTTAGTCCTATTTGGTCGCGTCCAGATTGGATGGTTTGTCAAGTCATGGCAGTTCCACCACCAGCTGTTCGACCATCTGTGAAACATGATGCCCAACAAAGAAGTGAAGATGATCTTAGTCATATTTTAGTAAATATTATTAAAACAAACAAAACATTACAGGATAAGATTCAAAATAATGCGCCTTCAAATGTGATTGATGATTGGACAACTGTTTTGCAATATTATATTGCTACACAGGTTGATAATAAAATACCGGGTGTTGCTTCTGTTGCGCAACGTTCTGGTAGGCCATTGAAATCAATCAAAGATCGTTTGAATGGAAAAGGGGGTCGTATGAGGGGTAATTTAATGGCGAAAAGAGTCGATTTTAGTGCTCGTTCCGTTATTACTGCGGATCCGAATATCTCGATTCGAGAATTGGGTATTCCAATGAAGATTGCCAAGAATATTACCAAGCCAGTTGTCGTGAATAGCGCGAATAAAGCGTTTTTGACGAAATTGGTTCGAAATGGTCCAGAGGTGCATCCAGGTGCAAAAATTCTGGAGAAGAAGAACGGCGATTCAATTACGTTGCGATATATTGATAGAGCTTCTATTGTTTTAGAAGAGGGTGATGTTGTCCACCGTCATATGATGGATGGCGATCCAATCCTATTCAATAGACAGCCAACATTACACAGAATGAGTATGATGTGTCATATCGCGCGAATTATGAAACGTGGTGACACATTTAGAATGAACGTAGCTGATAGACTTGGTGTTAGCAACAGGGAGCGTGAAAAGCGTGTTACTCCCTAGTTTATATTTTGAAAAAGATATAAGCGAGACCCCTTGATGCGGGAAGTCCCTTAGAGCCTTTACTACCACTCACATATGGGAAACCTTCGTGAGGATCTCGGTTAATAACCGAACCCGACGGTAAGAATGTAAAGGATTGGGTAATCCGCAGTGTTACTTCCTAATGTCGTTATGACTAGACTATGGAAGGCATTCAGAGACTGAACGGGGGTCCGTCAATAATGATAGGTCAGTCACCTAGAATTGATGTAAGATACAGTCCAGCCTTACCAGAAATGGTAAGGATTGTATTTAGACCAAACCATACAACGCAGATCAAATTTTGTGACTATATATGGTCACATTCCATCGAGGTCTGCAACAGGGAGCGTGAAAAGCGTGAAACTCCCTAGTGAATAAATTAATAATTGAGGAAAACAATATAAAAAATATGATATGATAATATACATGGCGGATACTAGCTTAACAATTGTCTGCGTGAAATGCAATAATGAAAAATCTATTTTGCGATTTCGCAAAAATAGATCACAATGTAAAGATTGTAATAATGAAATAAGAAGATTGAAATACAATAATGATAAAGAATATCGTATGAAAAAAAATCAACAAAGAAGATTTCAATATCATTCAGATGAAAAATGTCGTGAAAAACATCTTTCACAATGTAAAGAATATAAACGTAATAAAACAATTGAGCGACAAAAATTAAGAGCACAACAACAAGAAGCTATTGGAATCGATAACAAATTATGTAAATATTGCAAAGTTATCAAATCAAAAGAAAGATTTAGACACAATCGTTTAAAATGTAAAGATTGTGAAAGAGACGAACCAATATCTACCATAGTAAGATCAATTAGAAGCAGGATATTATCATGTTTAAAAAGAAAATATAAACATACGATAGAATATCTTGGCTGCAATTGTACGTTTTACCTTGATTGGATCTTAAATGTCGATACAAAATATACATTTGAAAACTATGGAAAGGAATGGCATATCGACCATGTAATTCCTTTGTCTAAATTTGATTTAACTGATGATGAACAACAGCTTATCGCTTTTAATTGGAGAAATACGATGCCTTTATCTGTGAAAGAAAATTTATCCAAAAATAATAAAATATTGCAATCACAAATTCAACAACATGTATCCAACTTATTAGAATATCATAAAAAAAATAATATAGAAATGCCTCAAAAATTTATTGATTTATTTGCGAAACACCTTGATGCGGGAAGTCCCTAAAGCCTTTCACTACCACTCACTACAGGAAACGTCTGTGAGGAACTCGGTTAATAGCCGATCCCAAAGGTAATAATGTGAAGGATAGATGGGTAATCCGCAGTGCTACTGTCTAAGTCCGTTATGGTAGGATACGACAGGCACTCAGAGACTGCTGAGGTGTTGGTGAACAATGAAGGACTAGCCATCCCGAGTTTGCTTAAGGTACAGTCCTTCCTCTTTGGAAACATAGAGGGTGCATTATATTTAGCCTGGTAAAAATAAATTAATATAAATACAAAATTTACCAGACCATATATGGTGCGAAAAGTTCGATGGAGACGAAATGAATTTGCACATGGCCCAGGACGTTGAATCCGAATCCGAATTAAGGAATTTGGCAGCCGTGCCATACCAACTAATTAGTCCAGCCAACAATTCGGCGATTATTGGTATATTCCAGGATTCAATGTTGGGTTGTTTCAGATTTACACGAGAAAATGTCAATTTTACAGCAAGAGATGCAATGAACTTATTAATGATGTTTAATCGTGTAAATGAAAAAGCCCTTTTTGAGAAGGGAAAAGATAAAAAAATATCAAGTTTTGAAATATTATCACAAATCATGCCCCCAATGTCGATCCAATATAAGACAAAGAGATTTGGCGATAATGATGATTTCACAAAATCAAATCAAGTGATTGAAATTAAAAACGGAAAATACATTCGTGGTCAATTGGATAAGAGCACATTAGGTGCAGGTACAAAAGGCCTTATTCAAAGAACATGTAATGATTTTGGAAACATGACAGCCTCTGATTTCATCGATGATTTACAAAATATTGTAACAGAATACATGAAATCGAGTGCTTATAGTGTAGGAATCAGTGATTTAATTTCGGATAATAAAACAAATCAATCCATTATCCAAGTCATTACAGAAAAGAAGAAAGATGTAAAAAAATTGATCGACCAAACACAAATCGGTATATTTGAAAATAACACAGGAAAAACAAATCAAGAAGAATTCGAAACCCAAGTAAATAATATTCTGAATCAAGCATCAGCAGAAGCAGGTAAAATTGGTTTAAAGAGTTTAAACAAAGATAATCGTTTTGTTATTATGGAAAATGCGGGTTCAAAAGGTAGTGAGCTCAACATCGCACAAATGATTTCATGTTTGGGACAACAAAACGTAGATGGTAAGCGTATTCCTTATGGTTTTGAACAAAGAACTTTGCCACATTTCACCAAATTCGACGATTCACCATTAGCAAGAGGATTTGTTGAAAGTTCATATATCAATGGTCTTTCACCACAAGAATTATTCTTCCATGCAATGGGTGGTAGAGTTGGTTTGATTGATACCGCGGTAAAATCAGTAACATGGGAAACACCTATTGTAATTATTGAAAATAAACAAGCAA